TTTGATGGCCTGACGATTTACCGGCTTCTCGTCGACCACAAGGCAAAGGTCATCGTGCATATCGACGGCCTTGCCGCTTCGATTGCGTCGGTAATCGCCATGGCCGGTGAGGAAATCCACATCAGCGAATCCGGCTTCCTGATGATCCACAATGCCTGGGGCTTCGCCATGGGCGACAGCGAGGACATGCGGACCATGGCTGGGCTGCTCGATCGCACCACACAGAGCATCCGTGACGTCTACATCGCCCGCACCGGCAAGACCGAGGCTGAGATCAAGAACTGGATGGACGTCGAGACCTGGTTCACTGCGCAGGAAGCCGTTGACAATGGTTTTGCGACTGATGTGGCCGACAATATGCGGCTCGCAGCGCGTTTCGACCCGGCAAAGCATCGGTTCAACAAGGCGCCGGCAGCTTTGGCCGGGACGCCCAACATGGATGCGGCGCGGTCACGGATCGCGACGATGAAGCTCAAGCATCAGGCAGGCAAAGCCGCCTGATCACATAGAGATTCTGCTGGCACGGTGCCGGCAGTGAGGTGGCCAACCGGCCACGGCCAACGGCTCGCTTCGGCGGGCCATTTTCTTAGGAGTATAGACATGGGTAAGCACTTCACGGTGCCGTCCAGCGTCTTGGCCGTGCTGGCCATTGGCGCACTTCCCTACGGCTTCGGCATGTTTGCCGATGGCCCGACCGACGCGACCATTGATGCGCATCGCGATCGTCAGCAGGCGCTGATGGAATCGTCCCAGGCTATTCTGGCCCGGGCGGAAAGCGAAAGCCGCGATCTGACCAACCAGGAGCAGACCGAAATCGAAGGTCTGACCAACGAGTTCGACGACCTCGAGCGCCAGATCGAACTGCGCAATCGCGTCAACACCCAGAATGCGATGCTGACTGCTCCGCGTGGCCGTCAGACCGATCCCGACGACAATGCGGACACTGTCGACCAGCCGAACAATTCCGCTGGGCAGCGGCCGAGCAATGCGGCTACGCGTGGCACCGCGCGCCCTGTTCCGGCTCAGCCGGCGGCTACTGCTCGCGGCACCAATGGCTTCCGTCACCTCGGCGAATTCGCCAATGCAGTTCGCCAGGCGTCCCAGCGTGGTGGCGACATGGACCCCCGTCTGCGTAATGCTGCGGTATCGACCTATGGCAATGAAGGCACTGGTGCCGACGGCGGTTTCGCAGTTCCGGCCGACTTCCGCACCGAAATCTTGGCTCCGGTCTTCAATGAAGACAGCCTTCTGGCCATGACCGATCGTCTGCAGTCGAGCTCGAACACGATCACGCTGCCGACAGACTCGACCACTCCCTGGCAGACCTCCGGCGGCATCCAGTCCTACTGGACGGCCGAAGCTGGTGTGAAGCAGCAGAGCAAGCCTGCTCTCGGCGAAACCACGCTGAAGCTGCACACTCTGGCCACTCTCGTGCCGGTCACCGAAGAACTGCTTGAAGATGCGCCTGCAATGGGCGCCTATCTGAACCGGAAAGCTCCGGAAAAGATGGACTTCAAGGTATCCGACGCGATCGTGCGCGGTACTGGCGTTGGCATGCCGCTCGGGTTCCTCAATTCGCCCGCTCTGGTGACCGTTGCCGCCGAGGCCGGCCAGACGGCCGACACCGTCAATGTGACCAATCTGGCGAAGATGTGGGGCCGTCTGCCCGTGTCCTCGCGCCGCACTGCGGTGTGGCTGATGCACCCGGACGTCGAAGCTACCCTGCCGCTGATGAGCCTGGCCAACCAGCCGGTCTATCTGCCTCCCGGCGGCGTCTCCGGCAACATGTATGGCACCCTCTGGGGCCGTCCGGTGATCCCGCATCAGGTTGCGGAAACCATCGGCGATCTTGGCGATGTGATGCTGGTTGACCTCGCCCAGTATCTGACGGTCACCAAGACCGGCGGCGGCCGCGATGCCAACGGCATCAAGTCCGATGTGTCGATCCATCTCTGGTTCGACCAGGACATGGTGGCGTTTCGCTTCACCATGCGGGTTGCCGGCCAGCCGTGGTGGCCGTCGGCTATCGCGCAGCGCGACGGCGCGAACGCCCAGTCGCCTTACATCACCCTCGCTTCCCGCTAAGCGATCAGCGCGCCGGGATGAATCGGCGCGTCTCCCCTTTCACCCTCGCCTAATGGGCGCTTGGAGTTTTCCATCATGGGTTACCTCAACAACCTCCTCGCGGAGGATACGCAGATCGTGACGGCAATCGTCCCGGTCGATTCTCAGGCTGCTGCCAACAATGGCGATTGGGTGTCGCTCAAGAATTACGAGCGCTGCACCATCGTGCTGATGAAGGCGGCCGGTGTGGCCGGCGATGACCCGGTTATCACAGTGCGTCAGGCCAAGGATGTGTCGGGCACCGATGCCAAGGCGCTGAACTTTACCCGCATCGACGCCAAGGTTGGTGTCCAGACTGGTATCGGCACTTTCACGACCGTCACGCAGGCTGCGGCCAATACCTATACCGACGCGGCCAGTGCTGAGGCTCAGGGGCTGTTCCTGATCGAGTTCGATGCTGAAGATCTCGACGTCAACAATGGCTTCGACTGCATTCAGCTCCAGGTTCCTGATACTGGTTCTGCGGGCTCGCAGCTGATCGCCGCACTCTACATCCTGCGCGGCGCCAAGTTCGCTGGCGCTGCTGCCGCAAGCGCGATCGTCGACTGATAGGGCGGGGCTCCGGCCCCGCTTTCCCTTTTCTCATTCATTGAGGTTGGCGCCATGCGCATCCGGTTCCTTTCTACCCAGATTTATGAAGCCGCGCCTGGCAAGGGCCCGACCTTTGAGGCCGGTTCCATTCTCGCCAGCGAAGATGTCCGCGAAAAACTCGGCCTGCAGCAGGATCCGACCGACGAATGGCTTCAGGCCTTCATGAATCGCTGGCTGCAGCGTGGCGTGGCGGTTGTAGTTGATGCGTCCAATGATGATCCCGTGGGGGACGACATTTCGGCGGCGGACAGCAATGTTGCAGCGGAGCTTGGTGCGCTTACCCGCCCGCAGCTTGACGCTCTGGCCGCCAAGCGAGGGGTGGATGTTTCTGCGGCCCGCAACAAGGGTGATGTGATCGCTACCCTGATAGCTGCCGATATGAAGGAAAAGCACCTTGACGACATGACGGTGGACGAGCTCAAGGCTTTTGCTGCGAAAAAGTCCATCGACATCTCTTCCGCTACCGATGTGGCTGGCATATTGGCCGCGCTTAAGGCCGCTGCTTAATTATGGCCGTTCGTCGCCTCTCCGGTCCCGCACCTATTGTCACGTCTGACGATGTCCCCAGCGAGCAAGGCGCATCCCACGCAGGGGTGATTGCGCTGATCGCCGCCGTGCAGGCTGGGATTGATGGACCGACCGGATGGCTGGGGCGGTCGCTGGGCGAGCAGGAGCTGGAGTATTCGCTGCCTCGGTTCTCACGCGTCATTCGACTGCCCTATGAGCCAGTCATCGATATTGTCAGCGTCGTCTATCGAGACGCAGATGGTGTCGAGCAGGTGGTGGATGAGAGCCACTATCGCCTGTCGGGTGGAAACCGGTGCCAGTTCGGAACCGGTTTTGCGCTGCCTCAAACCGAATGCTCGGCCGATGCGGTGACGATCACCTATAAGGCTGGTTATGCAGCCGAAGATGTTCCGGCGAACGCAAAGCAGGCCGTGATCATTGGTGTGCAGCAGCTCAAGGCCATGGGCGCGCAAAGCCTCTATCTTCGCCAGGAGGATGTCGAGGGCGTCGGCTCTACGGTTTACACGGTGTCCGAGGCGGCCACCCAAGCGGTGAAGGCTGCAACCGACATGCTGCTGCAGCCGCTTAGGGTGTACTGGATATGACCCCCGACCAAGCGATCGGGATGCTGGATCGGCAGATTGACCGTCATGGCAGCGCGGTGCGGATTGAGCGTGGCGGGGTGCCGCACGAGGTACGGGGGTTCCCGCGCCAGTACAAGCCGGACGAGATCAGCGAGGGGATCATGCAGGGCGATAGTCAGGTGGTGATTTCGCCCAGTGGTCTTGTCGGCTCGGCATTTGCAGCGGAGCCGCCGCATCGGGGCGATTTCGTGGTGATGTTCGGCCGGCGCCGTCATGTGGAGAATGTCGAGCTGGTCTATGTGGCCGACGTGCTGGTGCGGCTCAATATGCAGGTGCGCGGATGAGAGTTTCGACCAAGGTCGAGCCGATTGCGCGCGACATCGCTTTCATCGTTGCCCAAGACCTGTCGCCGGAGGCGCGCAGCCGGGCGCTGGCAGACTATGCCGGCGAGCAGATTGCCGAGGCCGATCGGCAGAACCGGGCGGCGCTCGGCACGGCGGTGCATCGGGAAGTGTTCGTCGATGGGCGGCGTGCGGCCGCACTGACCAGCGTGCGGCCGGATGGCGTGATCGTGGCCGAGTTCGACCTGGTCAATGACGCGCTCGAGTGGATCGGCCGGCAGCTGGTGCTGACATCGCCGGTCCTGACCGGCGCCTATGCGCGCAATCATGTGATGTTTGCCGATGGCACTGAAGTGACCAGCAAGATCCCGGATGCGGCGGAGTATATCTTCGTCAACATGCTGCCCTATGCCCGCAAGATCGAAGCCGGGCTGTCCGATCAGGCACCCGATGGCGTCTATCAGGCCGTGGCCGTGGTGGCCGCGCGGCGGTTCGGCAATGTTGCGCGGGTGCTGTTCGGCTATCGGACGGTTGCCGGAAGCCGGTCCAACAAGTCGGCCGAGCGGCAGCCGGCGATTATCGTGCGGCTGGGGAGGTAGGGATGGCGCAAGCTGCCGTGGTGGCCGCCTTTGCGGCCAGGCTCAGTTCGTGGGCGCAGATCGGCCTCTGCCCGATCATCGACGAGAATACAGGTGGCCAGGTGCCGGCCGATGGCTCGCCATACATGGTGATGCAGTTTCCGTTCTCGGAATCGGTCCGCGCGTCGTTCGGGGCGCCGGGCAACAATATCTATCGCGAAGAGGGAGCGGCGCGGCTGGTGCTGCATGTCCAGCGTGGCAGCGGCACCGAGGAGGCGCGCGCCTGGGCTGACAGCCTTGCCAGCCATTTTCGCGGCAAACACTTCGACGGGGTCGAGACCTTCGCTCCCAGCTCCGCCGATAGCGGCAACAGCAATGGCCTTTATTTCGTGGTGGCGATTGCGGTTCCTTACAGGTTCGACATCACCGGCTGAGCCGGCAAACCCTTCATCTCAGGAGAATTGACATGGCTTTTGCGTCGGGAAGCGGTGTGCGCGTTGCTGCCATTGCCGAAACCGCCTTCGGTGTTACCCCGGCCACGCCGGCCTTCCAGACCATCCGCAGCAGCAATGGCGGTCTGCGCACGCAGAAATCGACCGGCACCAGCAATGAGCGCCAGGCCGACCGCAATGTGCGCGACGAATTCGAACTGGGCCAGGACGTGACCGGCTCCTACGATTTCGAGCTGACCTATGGCACCTTCGACTTTCTGCTCGAGGGGCTGATGTTCGGCGCCTGGGACAATGATGTGCTGAAGAACGGCATCACGCCAAAATCCTTCACCTTCGAAGAAACCTATGAGATGGGCGCGACCGATGTGTTTCGCCGTTTCGCCGGCTGCATGATCAATACGATGTCGCTGTCGATCGGCGCGCGCGCGGCCATTACCGGCTCGTTCGGCATTATGGGCCGCGCAGAAACGGTGGCGGAAGCGATTGTTGCGGGTGCGACCTATCTCGACCCGACCGACACGCCGGTCTCGACCGCCTCGGCCAATGTGGCGGCCCTGTCGATCGGCAGCATCACGCCGGCCCCGGTGGTGCGCAGCCTGACGCTGGAGATCAGCAACAATCTGCGCACCCGCCCTGCGGTCGGCACCAAGTTCAGCCATGAGTTCGGGGCCGGCCGGTTCGACGTGAGCGGCACGCTGGAATGCTATTTCCAGAGCAAGGCACTGTACCAGGCCTGCCTCGACCATGGCCTTGCCGACCTGACG